ACCGTCCATTAAGTGACGTGCTGGAATCGTTTTAAGATCCTTATCAGCAGACCAGATCACGTACTTATCGAGGTCTGAACTACCTAAGATACCGAGCAAATCATCTGCTTCGATACCGTCAGTCATCTGACCTTCCCACTGATCCATGAGATAGCCCCGAGCATACCCAAGCAACATTGGCTTACGTACCTCTTTACGATTCATCTTATAGTATGGGGCTACCTCAGTCCGGTAGTTCTTCTTACCAGAGACACAAGTAATAATATCACTGCATCCTGACTCTTCTAAAAGTTTAAGTATTTGTTGATCACATGAAGCCGCTACGTCCTGCTCATATGCGTGTAGAGTCCATAGACCGTCACCCCAGTTCACTGGAGCTTCAGCTATAGTTGCTGCCTTGTAGGCAATGATGTCGCCATCAACCAAAAGTGTAGTCATAATTAGTTCCTATGATTCATTAAACGTAAGCCCCGTGTCTTGGCATCAAAGATGATGAACTGGACACCCATAGCTTTCTGCTCATCTGTGCGTTTAGAAGGACGACCCATCTTCACATCAAAGAGGTAAACCTTACCTTCTTTCATGGCGATGAGATCGACCATACCCGTACACCCTGCATTCTTAAAGACTTGAAAACCCTCATCCCATAACCAAGTGATAGCGTAGTGCTCTGCTATGTCACCCTTTAGGTTAGGATCAGTGCGTCTCAGCCCAACTGGTTCCAATCTGGAACTCGCTGTCAAGGGGGCATCTAAACTTATAATGTGCTTCTGTTTCTTTAATTGCTTGTTTTGTGAACTCACCAATAATATCCTCAAGCCCGTCTCGGACTATAATCTGTACCTCATCGTGAACGAATGCAACGATCGCAACGTCCTCCTCGGTGTAACCAGCTTCTCTAATCTTGGTCTCAATGCCTATGTACCAGTGCTTACATATTAACGCACCGGCAGACTGGAGGAGAGTGTTAAGAGCAGCGTGAGCATGTCTGATAGGAGTAATCCTACCGTCTAAACCCATGATACTTCCTTTCTCTGCCTTCAGCTTTACGGCATCCGAGAGATACTTAAGAGCAGGTGTCTTGGCTAAGAAGCGCTGCTTGATACGACCGCCTTCTTTACCGTCCTTACCAATGATCGAACCAATCTTCTCATTACCCCCACCATAAAGGTAAGCATAAATAAAGGTCTTGGCTGTGTTACGATCAGGAAGTCCAGCTGCTAATTGATTAGCAGTGTGGATATCACCTTCTAAGATTTCTCGTCCATATGCCCCGTCATCGTACCGAGACATATAGTGTGCCAAACACCGAAGCTCTAAGCCTGACGCATCAGCGCCGAGTAGCTTGTAGCCTTCAGGTGCACAGAACAGCTCACGACATTCGTGACCGTAGACAGCGTTAGTGGAGGGGATCTGAGCACAGTTCGGAGCAGAGTGCGTACACCGTGAGGTAACAGCACCCATATGATTAACTCGTCCATGTATCCGGCCTTCCTTCTCTAGCTTCAGCCATGCTTGACTACCATTACCGAGCTGTCCTAGCCTCTTATTGAGCATCTGATACTCACATAGTAGTTTAGCTTCTGGCATATCTATTCCAGATAAGACCTTCTCATCTACCTTAGGATCACCTTTCTCCGTAAAGACTTCAGGCTTCCACCCACGCTTCATCAGTCTGTCAGCGATTTGCTGTCGACTTGCTGGGTTAAATGGTACAGTTTTGGTTTTGGTTTTCATCTCTATAATGGTTGGCTCCATAGTCTCTAGCAACTCTGCTGTAATCTCTTCCTTACGAGCGGAGAGTGTACTGTATAACGATTGAGCCTTCTCTACTGAGAACGGGAAACCTATGCGTTCCTGCTGAAGTAGTAACCTGTGCATGGTGTGCTCCATGTCCATAGCTTCTTGAGAGAATTGTTTAGCTATGATCCGCTGATATAGGCGGTAGTTTAACTGCACATCTTGCTCACAGTACTCCAACATCTCAGGAGAGTATTCATCCCAAGCGTTCTCTTGCTTACCGTAGTCACCCTTGTGGAACTTAAGGCGTTGACCCCAAGCGTCTAAGGAATGGCTACCATTCATTGTTGATTTTACCGTCTTCTTACGTGAATCCAGTTCCCGAAGGTTTGACCAGATTAATCGTGAGGCGACTAAGGTGTCGAACACTTCACCATCGTGCTTGAGTCCTAAGACCTTCTCTATAACGGGTATGTCATAACCCATGATGTTGTGTCCTGCCAGCGTCTGTTTGCTGATCTCCTTGAACAGCTTGGTCACTTCTTCATGACCTACTGCTTTATGAACTAACTGTGTATCTGTGTCTATGGCTACAAGACAGTGTACCTTAGTAACTGTATCAAGTAAGCCATCAGTTTCTACATCGAATATAATCATCTAACGTCTACTCCTAAGTTTGTTTGAACCCACACGGTCGCACCGCATGACAAGGGCTTTTCTGGACGACTGACGAAAGTAGCGACTACGTTACCTACTTCATCTAAAATATCCGCCTCGAATCCTTTCCTGTTTTGTGTGTAATCTTTAACAGTTAAAGGAGGTCTTAAGTCATTAGGATGTTTTTTATTATGTCTGACATTATGTTGATTTACATGAATAATTGTCTTCATATCTACCCTCTCGCTGGAGTGGTTAATCGGATAATCCGTTGAAGTACCTCCGCCATAGATAGCCTCGAACGAAGCTCACTACAGTAAAGATGACGGTGATCCATATGGATGAATCAACGCTCAGTACTCCTGAATGGATTAAGTTTTTAACTAAATATTCCCATACTAAGACAGAGATTAAAAACCCACTGCCTACGTTTAGGGTTTGTTCTAATAATGAATGGTATTTTGATTGCATCTCCATACCCCTCCTTTTGGTTTAATGAACCGAGTTTGGATCAAAACCGTCTGACCTAAATATTTCATAGGCTCTTTGAAACTCTTGCATTGACGGTATATCCACCATGCGACCTTCTTCAATCAACTTCTCTTGAAGGTCTACATAAGCTTCTAACAACATTGCATCATCTAAAGTATACATTTAAAACTCCTGATTAAGTGTCAACCAAGCCTTAGCAGCTTGTTGTGGAACTATGCCATTTCCTAAGAGTCGATGTCTGTCCAGCCAATTGGCAGACCCATCATCTCCTCTACGAATACAGGGTTCGCTATAAAATCCTTGTCTTGGTTGATCTCCAAGGCACTTCGTAGCTTCGCTCCAAACCATTGATTGCTGTTCGACCTGTAGCTTTTGAATCCGTTCCTGAACTCTATCTTTTGTCTCCCTCCTTCTGCTGAAGAAGCTGTCGGCGTGGGCAAGGATATAGACTCTTTTCCGTTCATGGATGAAGCCGAGGTCTTTCGTCCCGAATAATCCGAACGTGCTTTTAAAACCATCTTCTGATAAGTCTCCGATGACACTCTCAAGTCCTCGACTGAGATGTCCTTCGACATTCTCAAAGAAGACAGTGGAAGGTTTAATTGCTTGGACGTGTTGTCTAATGTAAGGCCACAAATGTCTTGGGTCATCTGCTGCCTTTCGTTTACCGGCCGCTGAGAACGGCTGACACGGATATCCGCCAGTGATGATGTCAACAGAGTCTCGAAAGAGTTGTGACGGGAAGGTTTTAAGATCCGTGAAAATAGGAGCCGGAGCCAATTGACCCGATTCCATCTTAGACACCAAGTTTTGTATGACGTAGCTTTCGATTTCGACATAAGCGAGCACTCTATGCTCGACTCCAGCGAGATCAAGTCCTCGCTCTGCTCCACCATATCCTGAGCAAAATGAGACGACAGTTGGTAATTCTTTGGTAGTATCCACATTCATTAGAACTCCTCATCAAATGGCATATCTTCTTCATCAAACACTTCGTTCATTCGACCCGTGTCTACATCGTAAGATAGTTTACATGAGATGCCTGTCACACCTGACCAGCGATTCTTAAGAACTCTGACAGTTGTTACGTGAGCATTCTCGGTTGCTTGTTGGTTACGCTCTAACCCTATAACCATGTCACTTAACTGTGCTATGGCGGCTGAGCCTCTAAGTTGTGCTAGTGATGTCTTAGCGCCTTCCTCATGTCCTCTCTCACCGTTAGGTCGCTTAAGATGTGAAACCAAGATCATACCGATGTCCAGTTCTTCGACGAGAGATCTAAGCTTGGTCATTAAGTTATCAATGATCCTACGCTCGTCTCCGTCATCAATACCGGATACAACGATACTTACGTGGTCTAGGACTATGTAATCACAGTTACAGCCTCTGGCTAAGTACCTGATCTTACCTAGTAGGTTATCGGATTCTGTAGAACCCCAGTGATCGTACATGAACACTCTACCAGTTCCTAAGGTTGCATCGAATGCTTCTCTTAGCTGGTCTTGAGGTGTCTCTGTAAGATGCACGGGTCGGTTAAGGTGTAAGGACATAAGACCTTGAGCAGTACGTTTAGCTGACTCTTCCAGAGCCACGTAGCCTATCGTACTACCTTCGTTCAAGATCTTATAAGCGAACTCACGGGTCAGTTGACTCTTACCTAAGCCTGAGCCAGCCGTGACCGTAACGATCTCTCCCTTGCGGCATCCGTCTGTCATCGCATTCAGTCCATCGAATGGGTATGGCACAGACTCAACCTCCTCAACAGTCGACACGGTTTCCCATAGATCAGCACCGTTAATGATGCCGTCAGGGCGGTAGGATTTAGCTCCCCACATCGCATCGACCAACTCTTTCGAGCGGCCTTGCTGGAGCATATCGCTGGCGTCTTTGAGAGGAAGACGGGCGATCTTGGCTTTATTGGGGGAGAGGAGTGAAGCACATTCTATAGCTGCTTGTTGTCCTACCTCATCGTTGTCGAACATGAATATAACACTATCGAATGACTCGAGGTACTCGACAGCTTTAGCAATCTCACGTTTAGCACCAGCGGCTCCGGTCTTAACGGAAACTACTGGCCACTTGTTACCCATGGCCTGAGACAAAGAGAGAGCATCAAGCTCCCCCTCTGTAACAGTAACCATCTTACCACCATCCCGCCACAGCCATTGGCCGTAGAGGGTGGCTTCTTTCATGTTACCTTTAACAAAGAACTCCTTGTTAGGTAATCTTATTTTCTGAGCGACAGTCTGGCCTTGATTGTTTTTGTGGTTAGCCACTTGAGCAATCGAACCATTGAACTCTCCAACTCTATAGTCCCATAACTTTGTTGTTTCTTCTGTCAACTTACGCTTTGCTAGTGCTTGTACTTCCCCTCGAAGGAAGTCAGTATCAGTATTAGTTGTTGTTTTCACTGGTGTTTCCTCCTCGGTTCCGTGTTTATGTGTATTACAAGAAAAGCAAAACGTGTGTCCGTCTGTGTAGATACCACAGGCATCAGACGATCCACAGTTATCGCAGGGTATATGTTGTATGAATTCACTCTCGCTTTTTTCCATTTAATAAACCTCGTCTATGATTAACCATTCATCAGGGACATGACCTTCTGCCCACGTGAATCCGTTGCGCTCTGCCCATTCCGAACAAGTCATCTTGGTTCCATCTTTCCGAACCTTAGCGCCTTGAACGGTACTGGCCGCACGTTGAAATAAGAACCTAATGTCCAGATCAGGATGTTGTTCTTTTACACTCTTCATCTTACGTTGAGCGTCCTGCCTGAAATAGCCCTTCACCTCCACGTAAATGTCCCCGATCAAGAGATCAGGGATGTAATTACGTTGGACGCTGTAGGGTAATTTGCATGGCTCATAACTGTAGTTAATGCCACGCTTGTCTAGGTTCGCTTGCACTCTATCTTCTAGGGTAGACCGACTAGAAATCGCCATCGGTAAATACCTCAGCTTCTGGTGCAGATGGGGTAGCAGAGGCAGTGAAGCCGTCTTCCTCATCAAACACAGAAGTAGCTGGGCTACCATATTCAACTAGATCAATAACTTGAACAGCTTTTAAGCGTAAAGATACACCGACCTTCTTAGTACCTGCTACCATGTAAGGCATAGGCTCGAAGGCAACCTTAACGTCAGAGCCATTGCCGATAGCAATCTCTTGAGTCATAGGTGTACGCTTGGCGTCAACGACAGCAACTTTCTGCTCGAAGGTTCGACCATCACGGGTGTTAACTTTAGCTTTTAACTTAAATTTGAACTCGATCTCGCCGGTAGCATCGCCAGTTTCACGATCATATACAGGTGAGTAAGGAGCCTGAATGGACAACTGATTCTTAAGTGCAGGTTTTTTCTCCACTTC